GAAAAACGTCCTTCAAATATGCGTTTGTATATGCCGCTGAAGTGCGGTCTGTTATACCTTCTTTTGAAGCAGTTGCAGAACCTTCAATTTCTCCTTCTGATATAAGATCAAGGAAAGTTGCAAACTGTTTACTGTGAAGCGTATCAGGGGTTCTTGTCGGTTGTCTTGGGGGCGGCGGCGAACCTCCACCACCTGAACCGCGAATAATTTTTCTTTTATCGGTCATGCCTGAACTTGCTCCGTATCAATACCGCCAGAAATAACAACTGACCCTGTAAAAATCTCGCCGTAAACAATAGGAACAGGCGTTCCGGCCCGGCTTGTTTGTTGCGTTCCTGAAAAGCTAAACGACAAACGCGGGTCTTGCTCACTTGAAAATTCAGGCATTTTTGGTGTAGGAAACAGCATCCCACTTACGCCGCTAAGAACTAAACTTGCACCAATAAGACCAAGAGCCGCCGAACCATATGCCCCTGCCGCATATAAACCTGTCGCACCTATTAAACCACCACCACCCGCTAATCCCGCACCTGAACCGCCTGCAAAAAGCCCCGCACCCATAGGCGTAAATGATAAACCGATCAAGGCCACTCCAAGAAGCACTTTTCCGAAATTACCCCCCGAACCTGAAATAACAGGTACAAAAGATATATCTGATTTACCAATAGGATTGTGAAGCTCGTCCGCACCAATCTCTTCCTCATTAGTTATGACTTTATAATATCTATTTGCCATATGACTTTCCAGTTGCGGAAAATTATTTATAAGAAAACTTACAGCCTGCGCAACATTAGAAACATTTATATCTTCAAATTCTTTGTGGCCGACTTGTTTTGCCAGTTCTCCATATAACTTAATTTTGCGAAGCATAACGTAACCTCATTCCTGTGCATTTTAACAACCAAGGGTTGTATGGCTCTCTACAAGATAGTCTATCTCTTAAATGATGTATTACATCGCCATCTACAAAAATCGCCACATGATTCAACCCGACAGCCCCGATTGACATAAATAATAAATCGTTATTTTTAAGTTTTTCTTCCTTTCTTAATTCACGAAATCCTGTCCGCCATGCGCATCTTTCAAACATTGGGTCGGCTTGAAATTCTTCAGGTGTTGTTGGCCTTTCCCAATCTCTTAGTTCTATATTTAATTTTTCTTTATAATATCTGCGAACAAGTGACCAACAATCAGATACACCCCAAACCCAAGGCAAACCGATCATATCTGGTTTATATCCTGACGGGCTATATTCGCCCCATAACTCCGTTTTTGGGTTAACAATATACCAAGGCAAATTGGATTGCTCACAACTTATTTTGTCGGCTTCTGAAGCAACAGGCGGTGTTGTCGGGTGTGAATGAACTATTCCAATAATTTCTCCAAGAGAATCTCCCGCAACAAAATCTTCAGGGTTCATTATGAAACATTGATGCGAAGTTATTGCCAAATTTTGACAGGGAAAATATTTTTCTTTTCCTCGAATATTTAAAAGAAGACCGCAAGATTCTTTCGGGTCTTGTTCTTTGGCATGAAGCAATGCGTCAGCCTTCCAAGTCATCCTGTTACTAATCCGATACTTGGAAATTCTGCGCGTGTACATTGACGTTTTGGCGCTCGAACTCCCGCCATATCAAAAACCGCAGCAAGTTCAAAAGATACAACAGTTCTGTTTTCTGCTGATTTTCTATCAATAATATAAATTTCTTGCGGAAATTCTGCCGTGTTATCTGGGGTTCCATATGGATTTACATTGCTTGGAAAATTAGCGGCATCAATAAATTTTGCCTGCGTTCTTATTCTTTTTACAGTTGCACCTGTCAGATCATTTCCTGTTGTTGTTTGATTGACTAAAAGAAGTATTGCTGAAATAGTTCCAAGAGCATTTGAAAATGTAAGGGTCGGGCGTGGCAATTGGCCTTTTCCATATTGAAAACCTTCAGCCTGAACAGGAAATCTTGTATATGCGTTACCTTGCCAAATTATTTCTCCGTTATCTTTCAAACTTGTTCCCGCATGAAAACGATAAGTTGTTGTTGCGCCATGTAATGAATTATCAAGTGTCAAGGTAAAAAGTTCAATAACCGCTGACGGATTGACTTTCTGTAGATCACTTACAATTTTATCTGAACTCACGGCTCGAATACCTGTCTGAATGTAGCGCTTATTGAAGCTCTGTTGTTATATGGAATTGATTTCGACCAACTTTCGCAAACAAATAATTTTGCACCTGAAAGAGTAATTGAAACATTTCCGCTGTTTGTTGCACTTGAAGCCGCTGTAACTGTAAACGTGTTTGCATCCGCCGCTGTTGCAACAGTAAAAGAACCATCGGTTGCAGACCCCGTTGTATAGTCAATTGTCAAAACATCGCCTATTGCAACGCCATGATTTGAAATTGTGATTGTTACTGTTGTTCCTGATTGTGAATAAGTCCCTGTTTTTGTAAATCCTTCGCCGGGCGGTGTAAATGTAAAACTTTCTTGATCGTTTGCGCGGCTATCAAGAAACGCTTCAACAACATCTGATTCAGTTTCACTCAATTCAAAACTTACGTTGTATTGTTTAGGGTTTTGATTACTTGCCAAGCCAAAAAATATTCTTTGCTCAAATCCATCTGCAAACCTTACTGTGCGAACAGCGGGCGCAGATTTTTTTGAGAATCCTTGATATGTGGGTGTAATGCTTGGAAAGGTTGCCATTTTAAGTTGCTAATAAACCTCCCGGCCTTTTTTGTTTTATTAATTCTGATTGTATCGCTGAAGCAAGAGCAACGCCAAGTTCTTTTCCGCGATTTTCATTTGCATCTGACTGCATACCTTCAGTCGAAACATTAACATTTATATTATTAACGATACCGCCACTACCTATTTGATTGTTAGGAATAATTGTACCCGCAGAACGAGGAACAAAAATTTCCGGCCCTCGCTCGCCCACGAGTGAAGGCTTTCCTACAGGCGGCCTTCCTCCATTTGCAAAACCTAAAAAGTTTCCGACTTTAGTTCCGCCTAATAAACCAGTTAACGCCATATTAATTCCAAGTCTTAATAAAGACGATGCAAGATCATTAATAATTGACCTAGCGGCTTCGCCAAGTGTTCTTGTTCCTTCAATAGCACCAACTAAAGCGTCAGTAATACCTGTTCCAATATCTTCTCCTATTTTTTTAAAAGCGTCGTTTAATTCTTTGACTTTTTCTGTATTTTGTTTAATCAAAACTCCTTCAAGTTTTCTTTCAGTATTTGTTTTTTGTAAAGCAATAAGTTCTTCTAGTTCTTTACCTGCAAATTTTTCTTTAAGGTCTGCTATTGCTAATTCATGTTCTTTTCTAATTCTTGCTTCTTCTGAAAGTTCTTTTGAAACAACATTATTTTTTTGCAAAGCAGCATTTGAATCCGTAAGATTTTTTTTAATCATTTCAAATTCTTTACTTAAATCTCTTAATTTTGCATCTTCAAGACTAAGTTTTAATTTTTCTAAGTCTTCATTAGCTTTTTCAATACTTCTTTCTATATTTGTTGCAGAACCAGCATCATTTCTATTTGTTCCTAAATCTTGAAGACTTTTTTCTAATCTTTTGATTTTTTCCTCAGTTTCTTCAATATTTTTTGTTATTTGTGCCGCGCTTCCCTGTTCCAAAAGATCGTTAAATTCTTTTTGTTCTGCATTTGCTTTCATCAAAGCGGCAGCAACAAAACCTAGTCCAATAACTAAAAGACCAATCCCAGTTTTTGCTATAGCAATTTTAAATGCCGTAGCAGCGGCGGAAGCTGTAGCAAATCCCGCGGAAGTTGCCGCAAGTGTAGCTTTATAAGCAACAAGACTTCCAAGCGATATTCTTGAAGCAACAGTAATTCCAATAAATCCCGCTTTCAATGCCGCTATTTGTGCGCCAACAATAGGAACAACAACCGCAATTCCTTTAATAGCAGCGGCAATTCCAATAAATGTAAAAGTAACTGTTCCCGCTTCGCTATCAACAAAGCTGACAACTCCATCAATTAATGCTGTTAAGCCTTTAGTTGCTTTTAAAATTACAGGTAATAATTTGTTTCCAAGTGTAAGTTGAAGTTCTAGAACAGCATTGTTAAATGCTTTGAATGTTTCAGCAGGCGAAGCATCAATTATTTCTGCAATCTTATCTGCACCTTCATCCGCTGATTTTGCCAAGGCTCTTAAAATGATGTCAGATTCAAGTAATCCTTTTGACGCAAATTCTTTTAATTTACCAGCAGCAATTCCAGTTTCATCTGATATAGCTTTTAATAATTGCGGAACCTGTTCAGATATGCTTCTAAATTCATCCCCTTGCAAACGTCCAGAACCTAAAGCCTGTGCTAATTGCGTAAATGCGGCACTCGCTTCTTGCGCATTTAGTCCACCTAACTTTGCAATAGTGTTAAAACCCATAAACGTTTTTTCAATATCTTCTAAAGAAACGCCTAGAGGTCTTAATCTTGCAAAAATATCTGTTATTCCTTGCGTTGCTTCAACAATTGATAAATTAAACCTATCTTGCGCCTTTCTTACTAATTCTTGTGCCGCTGCAAACTCGCCAAATTCAGATGTCAGCACCTTCATTCTTAGTTGTAAAGCCTGAAAATCTGAAGCCGTGCTTACAGCTTGTTTTCCAATACCAACTATGGCAACACCCGCAAATGCGGCTTTAAGTCTGCCTAAATTTTTCTCTAATGCAGTTGATTGTGTTTGTACCCCTTTTAATGCTCTTGTGGCCTGCGAAGCATCAACTGTGAGTTTTACATTAGCCTGTGCCACAAATCAACAAAACCTTTTCTTATATATTACCTTCTATTTGCTCTTTGACGATTTATTTCTCTTTTTTCTCTTTCATTCTTAACTTCATAATAGGCAGCCCAAAAAATTAGTTCTTCTTCTGTAATCAAAGAACGTAATTCTTGAATAGTTTTTCCTAGTTCTGTTGCGAGAAAAAATTCAAAGTTGAACCAGTTATCTCGCGTTATTATTTTTTTGCTTTATCAACATCTAATTTTATATCAAACATAAATAATTCAATTTCGTTCAATACATTTTCTGGCAGTTCTCTTTGTAGGTTTGGCGCGTCTGCGGGGCTAAATGCTTTTGAACCATCTTCATTTTCTGCGTTTTTACAAAGAAGATAAGTTGATATTGTCAAAGCATCATCTGTATTTGCGGCGGCTTGAGC